TCAGGAACGGACCGTCAATTTATTCATGATCCTTGGGAACTGAACCGCAAAGATGACCGTACAACAAATGGCTGCCGCAGCATCCGATATTGCTTCGGCAGCATATACCCCCATCACTCCCATCAGGTATGGAAGCATAAGGGCCAGGGGAATCAACAGGATCACCTTACGAAGTAATGCAATAAAGATAGAAACCTTGGCCTGCCCCAATGCGACAAACATATTCTGACAAGCACGCTGCAACCCGAAAATAGTCATCCCCGCCAAAAAGACAGGCATCACCTGTACTACGGTTTCTATCAACTTTTCGTCAGAAGTAAAGGCCGAAGCAATCACAGAGGGAAACAAAATCATCAGCAGGATCAAAACGAGATTGAACAGAAACATAAAGGTCATCACTATTTTGAAGCATTCCTTCACTCTTTCTCGGTTTCCATGACCATAATTATAACTTACGATGGGTACGAATCCCAATGCGAAACCGGCAAGGGGAACACTGACAAAAAGCATGGCACTCTGCATGATTGTCAATGCACTCACATAGATATCACCGAATGTCTTCAATGAACCGTTCAGCACAAATCCTACCAAGCTTTCGGTACTTGCCATAATAAACGGTGAGGCTCCCAACGCCAATATAGCTCCAACAACCTTCCGGTCCAACCTCATATAACGAGGCTCGAGCCGCAAAGAAGCACGCCGGGATGTCAGAAAGAACAATACCCAGCCAGCACTGCAAGCCTGTGAAATAATAGTGGCAAGCGCAGCTCCTTTCACTCCCCAATCAAAGACAAAAATAAACAGAGGATCGAGCAAGATATTAAGCAACGCTCCAATAACAATCGACAGCATAGCGATGCCGGGACGTCCCTGTGTATTAATAAAAGTATTCAACCCGACAGAGACTTCGACAAAAAGGGTACCGATAAGATAAATCGAAAGATAAGCCGTTGCGTACCCGAGCGTCTGTTCCGAAGCACCGGTAAACAAAAGAATCGGTTCCATAAACAGATAAGATAAGCCGGACGTCAGAAGTGTAAAAAACAGCAATAACACGAAGCCATTACCCAATATTTTTCCGGCATGGGTACGGTTGCCCTGCCCTAACGCTATGGCTGCAAGAGGCGCACCTCCCCCGGCCACAATAGCCGAAAAAGCTGAAATCAAAATAATCAGAGAACCTGCCACCCCGATACCTGCAAGTGCTTGAGTACCGATTCCCGGGATATGCCCGATATAGATGCGGTCCACAATATTATAGAGCAAATTTACGATTTGTGCAATTACCGCAGGAAGTGCCATCCTGAACACAAGTGGCAACATACGGTCCGTACCAAGCCTCTCTTCATATTTATCATTCATAACCAAGATGCAATAAAAAAGCCTTTTACGCTACCGTAAAAGGCTAATTATCAGATAGTAGTGGGTACGAGAATCGAACTCGTATTACATGCGTGAGAGGCATAAAAATATGCCATACTACAATCTAATAATCAGCAGTTTATAAATCAGTTTAATTTTGTTTGCACTAAATTTGCACTATTCATCCTATCTCCCCCACTCTTTCTCTTCTGGTTAGTGCTACCTTTTTGAATCCTCTCCGGCATAATAATAAAAGCAATATTATGACCGATGAAGAACTAAGAAAATTTTGTTTAGAGCAAGCTGTTTTAATTTCAATCAATAAGAAACCGCTAAACGAATTTGGACGTATATCTGAATCAATTTCATTATTTGATTTGTCTAATATGATTTTTCAATACATCAAATCGGGCGCAAAACCGATAGCGAAAATCAGTGTTTCTATTGATTGATTCTGGAATAAACTAATTGTGTTTGAATTTAATTTTTTGAGCCTTAAATTCAGAAATCGCTTCGTTTATTTTCTTATCAGAACATTTTGCAGGTATAAATACGAATGCCGTATACACCTCTTTCCCCATCGTGTCGTATTGTACACATATATATCCCCATACAGGTACATTCCCATTGTCATACTTGGCTATCGTATTAAATAGATGATACGAGTCCGAAATTGTTCCTATTTTCTCTTGTTGTTCGTCAATAATGAATATAGGAAAGGAATCATCTTTTTGTTCTCCAAGAATGGCTCTCCCGTAAAATCGTCCGGGTTTACATACATATTCTTTATCTATTTGCAGACTGTATCTTTTTAAATTTGGCGATTTATAACATTCTGTTTTATCTTCAATGTGCGCTTCTGCGAGTTTTATGTACACTGAACCATAAGTACGAGAGTCGCCTCCCTGTATTTTGAATACAGCTTCTACAGTTCCTCCTTTTTCTGTTATTCTTTCGTGAAGAATTTTATTACTTTCGCCCCTAAAATCTCTTGGGGTATGCCCAACTAATTTATTATCTCCCTTTCTATATATCCCTACTGCATATTTGTCGTATGGGTTATTTGTCTCTGCAACCGCATATCCTCTGTATATTCCAAAATCATCGGGGCTTACGTTATTGTAGTACATTCCTACCATCTCGTAATAAAAATACCCCTCTGCGTTTGATGGAGTTTGATTTATTATTTCTGTTTTTATAGGTTGATTTTGTATTCGCCTTTCTCGTGCGGATTGCATCTCCTCCGGTGATACTTTTTTATATATCGGCACTTCATTTTCTTTTATTTCTTTTTGATGTGGCGATACAGGATCAACCATTACATTTGATTTATTAGCTTTTATTGCTACTTTTATTAAGTAGAATAGTACTATGGCTATGATTATTGCAATTATTATTCCCATGATATTTATATTAAGGATTTGGTGTTACTCCTGTATCAGTACCGTTACTTGTATCTATTGTGATATTATCTCCGTCTCCCATTGGCGTATTTTCTTGCGATACATCAATACCGTTATTGATTGAGTTATCTTTAACTTTAACGGTGATAGTGGTAAGCTTATTCCGTTTAAATGTAATATCTTGCGATACAAGAGGGATTATTGCTCCATCTGACTTCTCCCATGTCATTGATAGCGGAATAGTCTCAGAATAAGTATCTAATATCCAGGATGAACCAGATCCATAAGTGCCATAAAAAACATATATATCCTGTACCTCAATATTTGGATATGTTATATACAAGTCTGACGCATCTTTTAGAGTTATTTTAATTTTACCCTCGGTTAATCCTTCTGTAATTACTTTTAGACCAAAACTCACTCTTTTCATTTCTATCCCCACATTCCCGTTTTCTATAGGATCATAGTCTAAGACTTGTCCATAATATCTATCTGCTCGCAAATGTTTGACTGCCCCCTTTTCTACTTCTGTACTAACTCCATAAACAAGGGCAGTCATTTGAGAAGAAGTTGAATATACGAATGTATGCTGTACGCTAACCCCTCCTCCGGGCGATAGAAAGAATGGCAAATAATACCCTTGGCTGTCTTTATATATTTTGTTTTTTCCATCAACCACCATCGTGCATTCAAACTTATACTTATACCCTTCTAATAGTTTTATATTCATATTGGCTTTATCATCAAATAGTCCATAAGCATACAACTTATATTCTCCACCGGAAGAAGGTTTAGAATATACTTGTATTCCGTACAAATCATTAGTTACAGCCCTACTCAGAGGAGATTCTTCTATATTTGTTATCTCACCAGAAAAACCAAGGCTAACAATATATTCTTTAGGGTTAGTTGGCTTTTCGATAGTTGGTTCTTCGATGATGCTATTTCCACCAGAACAACTATACAAAAATAATAAAACAGATAGAATAGAAAACAAAATTCTCATAATAAAAATTATTTTAGTATTTAACAATATTAAGCCCAATTTTTGATACTTACAACTCCGACAACTATAGCCCAATCACTGATTTCTTCTACTGGCAAATCATATGGTAAGAATCCTTCTTCTTCGTTGAACGAAACACATTTTATAAAGCCTTCTCGGTCTGCTGGCATAATCTTTTTTACTATAATACCGTCATTTGTAGCCAACGCATAAACCTCGCCCCACCTTAAATGGGTTCGACTAGTCCATATCTTACAGGCTACAATATCACGCTCATTAATACTTTGCTCAGGACAATTGCGGTTTATCATACTACGTCCTCGAGTTCTTATTGTAAAGTCGCAATTCGCTAAATCAGGAATAACGTAATATTCGCAATCCTCTCGCTTTATAGCTACGCTGAATCCGTTTGGGATACCGCAAGAAGCAGCATGTTCCTCTATGTGTGGAATAATTTTCTCTTTGCGAGGTTCATCACAGTGAGGAGTTCTACCTTTATTTTCCTTTATAATCATTTCACCCTTCCCATTTTCTACCCACTCAATATTCAAATCCGGGAAAGCCTTAGATATTAATTCTAATTTCGAATCACGAATATACTTCCCTATTTTTGAAACAAATCCATTTCCGAGCCCACTTTTTTCCTCAAACCCCTTATTAGTAAGCCCTTTGTAACTTATAAAAGCCTCTATTCTTTCTTTTTGAGTTGCCATATTTTTCTTTTAAATAAAGTTAATATAGAATTAATTTCTAATCAATTTCTATCTATATTAGAAATTGTTTCTATCTTTGTCGCATCAAAGTTAATCAATCAATCAAGAAATAACAAATTAAATAGATAGAATTATGAAAGCAATCATTGACTATAAAAGAGTAAATAGCGAATTAACCGGTGCAATCATGGTAAATGAATACAATGGCAATCTTAGCTACATCGCAGTAACAGCATCTTCAAGTAAAACATTCAAATCGATGAAGGGTGCTGAAAAATACATGGCCAAATTCAATTACGCAAAACAGTAAAAACAAATAATAAGTAAAACAATGGAAACATCAACACCAATTAAGCCGACTCTTCTTGAAATGGAGATCGGAGCAAAAGTAGCCTTCCCTAAAGATCGAAGAAAGTCAGTAAGAACTACAGCATCAGACATTAAAACGGATGAAGGCAAAGTGTTTACGACTTGGATTGAAGACGATAAACTATTTGTGAAACGCAATAAATAAAATAATCATGGTAAGAAAAATAACAGGAAAAGTAGAACCGGTTGCCAAGAAATGGCTCAGCAAAACCGAAGCAATGGCATACCTTGGAGTATCAGAGGATTATTTAATGACACTTAGAAATGCGGCCGAAATATCATTTTCACAACGAGAGAGAATGATATGGTATGACTTAGCGAGTATAGAGCGTTTTTTAACAAGAAACAAAGTAGTATAATGTTAACTCCTAAACAGTCCCCTTTCGCCCTAATCGGCATGTTTCTCGCCTGTTTGCTTGCAGAAGGCGAACCGGAACCGGGTAAATTAATCATCGCACTTCTGGCCGTAATTGTAACGGTACTGTATGTGATAGTATGTAACGAAGTAAATCAACAGAGAAATGAAAAGAGAAAATCTGAATTGTATCGGTAATTGCCACCTCTGTTCCGTTCTGGGCGAATGTCCGGCCGATCATGTTCATTGCGAAGATTGCGGAACCGAAATAGAAACGGGCGAAGGTATTGAGGTCGAAGTTGAAGCGGTGCAGAACGGCCGACATGGTACGAAAATGATAACGGTATGTCCGGGTTGCTTCGCGGAGTACTATCAGGGAGATGAAACGATAGAGTTTGAATAAAAACAGTTTAAAAAGGAATAATATGAAAGACAAGGTAGATGAACTTAGAATTCTGTCAAGTGATTTAGATACATTAATTTATATTCTTTTTGGTGGCTTCAAAAAAACGTCACTTGAGGGCAATGGTACTGTAAAAGAACAGATTGCATGTTATAAGACTCTTGGAGCTGATATTCAGTCTTTGATTACAGAGATACTTGAAGAGCATGGAGATGATATTAACCCATTTAGTGATTAACGAATGCCAATTTAGAAATAAATCAATTATGACACACTGGAAAACCCAATTTAATTACCCATATCTGGGCGCTCACAGCCTTCCGGAAGGCAAAGATTTAATCCTTACTATCCGAGAAATGAAGCGCGAAGAAGTGACCGGGGAAAACGGTAAGAAAGATATGTGCTTAATCGCATATTTTCATGAGAATGTCAAACCGATGGTAGTTAACAAAACCAACTGTAAAACATTAGAAAAACTGTTTAAAACGCCAGATATTGAGCAATGGATCAATAAGGCTATGCAAGTCGGCTCCGCTCGTGTAAATGTAAAAGGAGAAATGGTAGATGCACTTCGTATCAGACCATTTGCGCCGAAGCTGGATGATACCAGATCAACCGTTGAAACCGGTTCCGCAATCTGGAATAACATTATAGACGGTTTAAAAGGCGGCTATACAGTAAATCAGGTCATCGCTAAGTACAAACTAACCAAAGAACAAATAAAAGAATTACAGAAACATGAAATCCGCTGAACAAAAAGAATTTGAATGGAAAGAAAAACGGCGTGGTCTGATTACAGCCTCCGTTCTTCCTGATCTGATGAAAGCCGGCAAAGGTACGCCATTTGGCAAAGCCGCTTTAGATGTGATGTTTGCTGTTCGCTATGAACGCCGAACCGGAGTAACCCGCGAAAACGGAACTGCAAAAGCCTTCGATTGGGGGCACGAAAATGAACCGCTCGCCGTGGAATGGCTACGTACGCAGCTATTAAATGAAATCAAGTCCTGTACTACCGATTTTGAGGACATCGTATTTAACGAGCCGTTTGAAGGCTTTGGCGATTCGCCGGATGCCTATGTATATGGCTTTGATGGAAAAGTATCGGCACTGGTTGAGATTAAGTGCCCGATGTCACAAGGAAAGATCGAGTCACTACAACTGCTACAGGAAATTAACGACAAAGATGAATACTATTGGCAGTTTCTCGGGCATTTCCTCGGTCGCCCGGATGTAGATACCCTGTATTATGTCATCTATGATGGCTATGTAAATGACGGGCGACTACTTGAAATGCACCGGAGTGATCACACTGAAAACATACAGAAGTTGTATGACCGGGTACGACTGGCAAATGAAATGATAGACGAATCATTACGGAGTGGCCGGGATTTTCTGGAATGTATCGACAAGGCTAAGGAAGTTTTAGCGATAAAGGTTGAAATTGAAACATTAAAACCGAAAGCAAAAGGCAATGTCCCAGTACAAAATCAAATAACAAGGCTAAAAAAGCAATTAAAGAAATTGAAATTAGCAAGTACTGTCACAACACATTAACATAACATTTTAAAATATACAATTATGATGCACACTTGGTTTTTATGCAAAATCCGTTACGAGAAAATAGACTCAGACGGAGTTAACAAAAAAGTTACTGAACCCTATTTAGTCGATGCACTCAGCTTCACCGAAGCGGAAGCACGTATTATCGAAGAAACGACACCGTTTATCACTGGCGAATTTACCGTTACCGATATAAAACGCGCCAATTATAGCGAACTCTTTCCATCTGATGAAGAAGCGGCTGATAAATGGTATGCCGGACGACTTGCTTTCGTTGTGCTGGATGAAAAGACCGCAAAGGAGAAACGAACCTATACGAATGTACTTGTACAGGCCGCCGATCTCCGCGATGCTATGAAGAAAGTAGATGAAGGTATGAAAAATACCATGGCGGAATATCAATCTATTGCATTGAAAGAAACTGCAATTATGGATGTCTACCCATATCGTTCAAAAGATAAGTAACAACAAACCGGGTGAAAGTCCCGGTTAACGGAGCGTAGCTTAAAGGATAGAGCAGCGGCGCGCGCAGTAAAGACAGCAGTATAGGCGGTTCGATTCCGCCTCGCTCCACTACTAACAAATATTATCAAGATGGCAAAATACAACAATACCAAGTACAAAGGATACGACTCTATTCGCGAGTATAGACGGGCGCAAGAACTGAAACTGCTCGAGAAAAAGGGGATTATCTCTGGTCTGCAGGAACAGTGTAAATACGAGCTTATTCCGGCGCAATACGAGTATTATGAAGTGAAGGGAATCCGGAAGATGCTGCAGAAAAGAAAGCTATTGGAGAAGTCCCTGTCCTACTATGCCGACTTCGTTTATTATCGTGATGGCGAATTAGTGGTGGAAGATGCGAAAGGGATGAAAACGAAAGAGTATATAATCAAAAGAAAACTGATGCTTAGCATACATGGTATCAGAATAAAGGAGGTTTAATCATGGCAAAGAAAATCATTCAATCACAAAGTAAACCGGACTGCCGGAGGTGTAAGTATGGAGGTGAAGAAAAGAATTATATGTGTTACTGCTCCGCTCTGAGTGCTTTTAGATCGGTAGGCGTAAGGCCGTGCAGTTATTATGTTTCTCGATAATATGGATGGATATACGTTAATGGAACAAATGCGAAGAGCACGCAGACGCAACAGGCTTACCGCTACCGAACAAGCACTATTTTATGAATTAGTTGCAGTTTGTAATAGCGAGGGTTGGGAGGACGTTTTCAGTTGCTCAAACATTGAACTATGCTGTTCCCTCAATATCGACGAGAAAACTTTAGTTCGGGCACGGTTATCTCTAATTAATGCAGGACTGGTTTATTATAAATCGGGTAAAAGTAGAAGAGTAGTCGGTTTATATTCTTTCTCTAAAAAGTTCAAAGATGAATCGCCAAAGAAAAAGCCGACTACCGGAAAAAATACGGTAGATGTGCCAACCGAAAAGCCAACCGAAAAGAAAGGAGATACGCCAGCCGATGCGCCAACCAATATGGGAGCCAATCAGCCAGCCGATGCGCCAGACTATATTAAAACTAAAACAGAAACTAAACTAAAAGAACTCTCTCTATCTCTCGACGAGCTTTCTTTTATCTCTTTTGAGTTTTTAGATGTCTTTCTGTTGTGGCTGGAATACAAAAAAGAACGAAGAGAAAAATATAAATCCGATCGGTCTGTTAAGGCATGCTATGACAAATTAGTCAGACTAAGCGGAAATGATGCGAATGTAGCAAATGAAATCGTTAATCAGTCTATCGCCAACAACTGGGCAGGGCTTTTTGAACTTAAAAATAATTGTAGAAATGGAAACAAGGAGCAAACAAATGATGTCGATCAAACAACTATTATCATTCGGAAGGCCGACATCTGACCCTGTGCCCGCAAAGGATCGGGCAGAATGGTTTAAAGAGTGTTGCCGTTTTGTATGCAGCAATTTTCAAATAGACAAATCAAACCGAAATGTGATGAATCAAATATTTCTGTACATGGAAAAGGACAGGTCGAAACTGGACCCGGAAAAAGGTATTTTGCTTTGTGGCCCGGTCGGAACCGGAAAATCTACCATTATGCAGATAATGAACCGATACAGATACTTTGTAAGCGGACAGGATAAAGGCGGTTATCCGATGGGAGGTTTCCGTATTGATTCTGCTTCATTCATTGCAAATAGCTTTTCTATGCGAGGCAAGGATGCACTGGAATTGTACACGTACAACAATGGCAGTCCGCGCATGATGTGCTTCGATGAATTAGGGCGTGAACCCATTCCGGCAAAATACTTCGGTACAGAGTTGAATGTAATGCAATATATCTTTCAGTGCCGATACGAGCTCAGGAAAGAAGCCTTAACGCATGCAACAACAAATCTATCAATAAAAGATTTGCAACTTAAATACGGCGCTTATATCGCTGATAGAATTAATGAAATGTTTAATGTGATCGAATTAGGAGGCAGCAGCAGACGATGACACCGATAAAAAGAAATAAGAATCCAGCAGGTGACTTTAAAAAGTCAGTAGTTCGCATAGACCTCGATGACTGGAAGCGGCTCGACGCTATCAGAGCTAAATACAAATTCAAAAGTATCTACGAAATCATGCAATATCTGGTAGGTGCATTTCTGAGAGTCGCCGATCCGGAACACGAAGAAAATGACGATCCCATACCGGACGAAATTACGGAAATGTTCAGCGACTTTGCGCAGGCTGAGAGGCAGTTCAACTACTCAAAGCCGAAACGGGCATTGCCGCAACACGTGAAAGACGAGAAGAACGGACAACTACGATTTAAATTTTAAATAATGATTAAGAAACCAATCAACGCAAATTATTTGCAAGACGTTCCGGAACATCATAAGCCCGTGAACGAACAGAACCGGAAGTATATCGACCGATTCGTTACAGAGAATTACGAACGCTTAAACAGCAAGTTTAAAACAGACGAAAAGATCAATTCAAGCGGATTCGGGGCACTCGACAAGCTGAACGAGACACTTCTAAGGCTTTATACTGATCCGGATTTATGCTTTACGAACTGGCCGGATGCAGAACGGTATATGTCGAGCAAGTTCACTGAAAAAGAACTACGCATCCCGGTTCGGAAACCAAAGAGAGGGGATGAAGTGGAGAATTAATTTAAAACAATACAGAAATGAGCAAAATGCATAGAAAAGATAAAGCAGACTTAAATGTCTGCTTTATATGTAGTTTATTAAGAATAATCAAGACGGGATTCGAACCCGTGACCTTCTCCTTAGCAGGGAGCTGCTCTATCCACTGAGCTACAAGGAAATAATACTCAGTAATTAGCTGAGTCAAGGTAACTTGCGTTACCGTTGTTACAGGGCTTTTGATAACCCCTTTCACATAACAACGTTGCAAAATTACAAATAAAATTGAATATACAATGAAAATAATAGTAAGTTTTTCCGGTGGTAAAGATTCACAAGCCTTCCTGATCCAAGCTGCCAAGCAATACAGCGTCGATAAGTTAGAAGCTGTATTTTGTGATACCGGATGGGAACATCCTGATACCTATCAGCATATCAATGAAATATGCCAACAACTTGATGTAAGATTGGTGGTTTTAAGAAGTCAGAAATATACTGACTTTGTGGATATGTCTATCAAACGTTCCCGGTTCCCGTCATCCCAAAGAAGATTTTGTACCTCTGAATTGAAAATAAAGCCGATGATTGATTACATTCTCTCACTTACAGAATCTTGTTTGATAATTCAAGGGATTCGTGCTAAAGAAAGCGAAGAACGCGCCAAATTGCCCTATGAATGCAATTATTTTGGTGAGTATTACGAGCGCATTAAAAAGAATCGCAAAGGAAAGATTGTTGAAGTTTGGAAGCAAGATTATCGTAGGAAAGATGTACTTAAATGGTGCGAACGTTATGATGCCAGTGTTTCCCGTCCGATTTTCCAATGGTCAGCACAAGAAGTAATAAACCATATTCTTTCTGCCGGACAAAAGCCAAATCCGTTGTATTCTCGTGGCTTCTCTCGTGTTGGTTGTTATCCTTGTGTCATGTGCCGAAAGCAAGAAGTTAAGTTTATTTCACAAGAAAAGTTCGGGCGAAGTCGCTTGATAGATGCCGAACAAAGGATGAAAAAGGAAACCCCGAAAGGTTCGTCTTTCTTCTCACCTGGTTACATTCCCAATCGCTTCTGTAAAAATGGGGTTTATCCGACAGTAAATGAAGTTTTCGGGTATGTGAATCGAAATGATGTCGGTATGGATGATATGTTTGAGCCGGAAGGCGGATATAGTTGTATGAGCCTTTATCACGGACTTTGCGAGTAGAAGTTTAATTCAATACCGGAAAAGAAAGGAGCCAAACATGAAAGTAGGAGAATATTCATATTCTATACACGGACGAAATTACAGAATATGCGTGTGTGATTATTCAGACGGGAAAACACAAATATCAAGTCCCGTTCGTAACGAACCGCTTTACATCAACCGCGAAGAAGCCCGGAAACGTGTATACGAGTTGAACGGCTGGAAGTATAAACCTAAAATGACAAAGCATGAATAAAGCAGAACATTACATTCAACAGACCACAACGGAACGAGTTCGTTCGCGTGGCCTGATTCGAACAGTCGCAACAGAGGCTATTCGAATACAGCGAGAAGAAACGACAGCAAATGCAGTCACAGTATTTAAACAGATGTGCCCGTCAAGAGTCAGCAAGGGTTGCGCGAATGTGACTCACAAGAAAGAAACTCAGTCAACCCGATGCGATGGGAATTGTAAGCGCATCAAGTATTTACTTGCTGGTATGAATAAGCTGGAATGAAGTATTTAATTAAACGGATTCAATGTGTATCGGGCGAAGTAACCGATACGCATTATGTGAACATTGAAACCAATAATATTGAAGCTACCAGAAAGGAACTGCACGCATGTTATCAATGCGATAGGATATTATTTAGCTATGAACAAATAAATAAAACACAATGAGCAGAAACCCATATTACATTAAAATGATCAACTCGCAGCGGTGGAAGAACCTACGTTGCGATAAACTGAGAGCTAATCCGGTTTGCGAAGTGTGCGAGGCGAACGGATTAAGTACGCTTGCAACCGAAGTACACCACAAAACCCCGGTTGAATCCGTTTCGCATGAACTCGGAATGAAACACCTTATGTTTGACCGGGCAAACCTGCAGAGCCTTTGCCATGCGTGCCACTCTGAGATACACCGACGTGCGTTTAGCCATTCGAAAGGAGCAATTCAGGCAAACAATAGACGGGCAACAGAGCGTTTTGCGGATAGATTTTTATAACAAATAGAGAAGAGGGTATATACCCTCTTCTCTATTTGTTATAAAATATGTTTTTATTTAAATCTTATCCCAACTTTCTTTCTCATTCTTGCTAATTCTAAATTTTCCTTTTTAATATCATCCCTCAGATCCCTAAGATACGAATCAAATTGAGTAACACTATTTTTTTCTTTTGTACAATAAATTCTTAAATCATTTTTTTCAAATAATCGAAGAGTACTTTTATTATTCATTTTTCTTAATTGCAATAATATATTTTCTGCTGATTCATAATTATAAGTAACAATCGCAATCTTCTTTTTAACAATATTCTCAGACCGAATATTCCCAGACTGTGTAAGAAAAAAATCAGAAAAATAATAATAATCCGTTAATCCTAAAGAATGTCCAAAAAAAATAATATCATCATTTTTAAACAATGATTCTCCTAAATTCACTGAACGGTAATGTTTGTTATGCGACTTTAGCAAAAAACAAAATGCCTCTGGAATTTCAACTTCATCCTCTATTCCTATTATAATATTGTCATCATTTATGGTTCCATGTACATGTTTTATACTTATGTTAGGCTTTATACTTATGTTAGGTTTTATTATATCGAAAAAAATATCTTCAAACGGGGTATAATTAAAATTAAATATTTCCAAAGATTGCGATTCCATTAAAACTTTTAACAATTTACAGGCACATGAAGATGCTTCGTATGTATTATAAGGAAGGCTCTTCAAATATTCATTTAATTTTTGAGAAAGACAATTAAATTCTTCTTTTAAAGTACTGCTATCTTTTTCTTGATTATTCATTGCATAGTTTTTTATTTCATTCTCTAAATCAAACCATTGTTTGATTTGAGATGCGTGTCTGATATGCTCTATCAGTCCGCCATGAATAATACTATCTTCGGGCGAAGGAAAATATTTACTCTCAAGAAAGTCTTTATACTTCGTTTTAAATCCCAAATCTAAATCAAATCCATTTCCTAATATTAGAACTTTGCCCATATATTTCTCTTTTTTTGCGTAAAGATAATATATTATATTTTATTTCAAAAGCACATATACTCTATTAAGTAATAAAAAAACATCGTACAGTTTGTCCTTTTTAAGGAGGGGGGATGTTTTTTTCAAAAGCGACAAACTGCTCAAACCCACTCCCACCAGTTTTTACACGCGCGGAGAATTTTCAAAACGAGGGGGTATCCGTTGGGGGTGACATTTTCCGTTACAATCTACGAGCTACCAAATACTTACTTAAAAAACATACGTGTAAAAAGCGCGTAAAAACATGGCAACTTTAGACGACATAACAGAAAAAATCCGTTCCGCAATGGAAGCACAAGGCACATACACCCCTGAACTTGATTTGTGTATAGAGCTTTGTGCCGGGTCTTATATGGCGTTCCGGATTGCTCTATCTGACATCTCAAAAAAACGGATGAAATCTTTCACTAAAGAGATAACCCGCGAGAATAATGAAAAGCTGGTTGCACATCCGGCTTTTAAAACTCTGTTTGATGCGCTTGAAGCCACTCGCAAACAGTTACGCGAACTTGGTTTGACATTGCAGACCCTTGCATCAGGTGAAGCCGACGAAGTAACCGAATTAATTGACGAAGTAAACAAGGCGGATGACTATGAATAAGGAGGAACTTATACAGCTAAAGACTGCTACCGTTGACGCATTGCGCTCCGTTGATATAAACTCTTATCAGTTAGATAAAGCGGATATCCGGTTAAACACTTATATAGCCGGATGTATAGGCAACCCGGAGGCGCATAACCTTTACGAGTTACTTGCGATCCGTCGTTTCTTTTATTTGCTGGATAAATACGACTTTAGACCCGGTAAAGTCCGCCGCTTTATTGTGTTTTACGAAAAGTTGAAGTTTTCCGGCACTAAGGGGCTGACGCGATATAAGCTAACTCCGGTTCAGGTATTTCAATTCGCGAACATACTCGGTTTTTATAGACCAGGGACAAATAAACGCCTGATTCGTGACGCTCTGCTATTTGTCCCTCGTAAATTCAGCAAAACGACAAGTATCGCAAGTTTGGCAGTATTCGACTTGTTGTTTGGCGATGCTAATGCACAAGCATACGTTGCCGCCAATTCCTACAATCAGGCTAAGATATGTTTTGATGAAATCCGCAACATCCTGAAAGCGTTAGACCGGAAGTTGCGACATTTTAAGATTAACAGAGAGATCATAAATAACAAAATAAAGGGCAAAACCTCTTTCGCCCGGTGTTTGGCGTCCAGTCCCGACAAGCTGGACGGGTTTAATGCAAGCAGGGTGATAGAAGACAAATATTCAAAAGCCGATAGCGCCGCTTTGAAGAACGTTTTAACTTCTTCAATGGGTGCACGGCTCAACCCTTTGACCATCGTAATAACAACCGCCTCAGACAAGCATACAACCCCGTTCACTGAAATGCTTTCAATATATAAAGCCATTCTACGCGGTGAGGCTGAGAACGATTCTATTTTCGCCCACATCTTTGAACCCGACATAGACGATGAAGAAGGTGATCCGGCAACGTGGTATAAAGTACAACCCCACATGGGGATCACGGTTTACGAGGACTTTTACAAGGACGCTTATCAAAAGGCGCTATATAGCGCACCTGACGCATTAGAGTTTCGCACAAAGCTCCTTAACATCTTTGCGGTCAATTCTGAAACGAAATGGATTGAGGCAAGGGAGATCGAGGAACGGTATAAGGCTATCCCTGTGGATAAGATCACAAGTCACCCGCCTACGATGGTAGGAGTTGATTTATCGGTACGTGATGACTTTTCAACTGTAACGTATAATATCTATTCCCCGGATACCAAGTCATTTCATTCCGTTACGGATTACTATTTTCCGGAAGGCGCTTTGCCCGGACACCCTAACCGGGAATTATATGAAGGATGGGTCAAGGCCGGATATTTGAAGCTATGTCCGGGCGAAGTGATTGACTACGAAATGATCGTGAATGATATTTTATCCCGGGCAAAGTACTTGAAAATTCTCGGAATTGGATATGACCCATATAAGTCGGCTGAGTTTGTAAATCTATTATCCGCATCGGTTGGCTATGCAAATGACTACATAAGTCCGGTAAAACAGACATACGGAACGTTTACAAGTCCTATAGAATCGTTTGAACTCGCGCTGCATCGCAATAAAATAACATTTGACCCGAATCCAATAACGCCGTATTGCTTTGGTAATGCCGTTCTTGACGAAGATAGGAACATGAATAAAAAGCCAATCAAGAAAACGCATAATGCGAAGATTGATTCGACAATAACAAACCTAATGACATTCTACTTATTTAATAACATGGAGGTATAATGAAACTATCTTTTAATTTAGAAATGGGACGTTCAAAGACTCGAGAACGCGCCCTAAATACAGAGGCAAACACGACGGATAAAGAAGCGGCGATAAATACCCGATTGCCATCGTTGCCCAGTCAGCCAATAGACGTACATAGCAGCAATCAAGCGATGAAACTATCCGCTGCATACAGATGTACTTCTATTCTTTCGGGAACTATTGCATCTTTGCCGCTTATCATTAAACGGAAAAAGGACGGTTATTTCTCACCGGATGAGGAAAACGAATTGTATACGATATTAACTCGTAGGCCTAACCGCCGAATGAATAGCTTTGAAATGGTTAGGAATATGGTTGTTCAAATTGTAAATCAAGGGAATGCTTATATTGTTATTCGGCGCAAATTCGGTAGTGTGAGCGAACTTGTATTATGCGCAAATAATACGGTAACCTATGACAAATTGAATGATGTTTATATTATTTCTGATCCATATAACCGGATATATGGGCGGTTTGAGTCTTACGAGATAATTCATCTTAAAAACAATAGTTTGGACGGTGGATATACAGGAGTGAGTACAATAATGTACGCTAGCCGCATCTTTTCAATTGCTGCAAGTGCTGATAATCAGAATTTGAGAACCTTTCAGAATGGAAGCAAAATAAAGGGGATTGTTTCTGGTGTAAAAGAAATAAGTAGAGGTTTACCCGGAGCAGGCATGACAGATACTCAACTTTCTACTGTTGGGGATCGCATAGAGGAGCAGTTAAACACGGGAAGAGATATTATTTCCGTTCCCGGCGATGTTGGATTCCATCAACTTTCTATTAACCCAGTTGATGCGCAGCTATTGGAAACAAAGAAATTTAGTATTCTTGATATATGTAGATTTTATGGTGTTCACCCGGATAAAGTCTTTGCCGGACAATCAACTAATTACAAGGCTTCCGAAATGAGCAATGTTTCTTTTTTAACTGATACCCTGCAACCAATATTGAAACAAATAGAGGCAGAATTTAATTATAAACTGATCCCTGATTCCGTCGCTAACTTATATAGTATTTCATTTGATTTATCATGCTTGTATCAAACCGATTTAACGACGCAAGCAAGTTATTACAAAGCTCTTGAGGAAATGGGCGCTCATTCTCCGAATGATACTCGTAGGGCTTTAGGAAAAGCGCCTGTTGAAGGTGGCGACAAAGTATTTATTTCCTGCAACGTTCAACCGATAGAGGTAGCTAGCCAAAAAGTAGAGCTACCAAAAAACGAAGAAACAAACATATAGTAAAACGATACTTGTAAATATGGAAATACGAAGTTATACAGAATTAGGCGCTCCTAAAGTTGGAGACGGAAGAATAATCGAAGGCTATGCGGTTGTATTCGGTCAAGAAAGCCGCGTATTGTTTGATAGAGAAAAGCAACGCGCCTTTGTTGAGGTAATCGAAAAAGGGGCTATAACAGAAGAACTGTTGCGTAATTGCGATGTTAAAGCCCTGTTGGATCACAATAAACAAAGATTATTAGCTCGCTCTAATCGTGGTGAGGGCACTTTGTCGCTCGAACTTGACGACTACGGGCTAAAATACAGGTTTGAGGCTCCTAGTACCCCAGACGGAGATTTTGCCGTAGAAATGATTAAACGCGGTGACATTTTCGGCTCATCCTTTGCATACTCTTTAAATGAAAAGGATAAAACAAAAGTTTCCTATTCCATGAAAGACGGGATGTTACTTCGTGCCGTGCACAAGATTGATATAATTTCCGATATATCTCCTGTTGTCGATCCTGCTTTCTACGGAACGGATGTAACCGTTCGTAGTATGGACGATGCGATAGCGGAGTTGTCCGGCGAAAATAGAGGCTATTTATATGAACTTAATAATTTACGTAAATCAATTTAAAACATGAGAAAAGAATTTGAAACTATTGCTCAGTATAAAGAGCAAATGCGTGCTATGTTGGATAAAGCAGAAGCCGAAAAGAGAGCACTTGATGCAAACGAAAAAGAGCAGTTCGAGCAGTTGAAAACGAAGAAAGAACTTTTGGAAATGAAAGTTGAACGCCGTGCTCTTGAAGATATTAACGCGGGGTTGGTATCAGACCGTCGAGTGTTGTTTTCGCAGGCTGTTTTTGATGTCGTGAATCATCGTTCTTTGGAAGAATACAACGGAGTTGTATCGGAAGGTGGAATCAAAGTTGTAGAGCGTGCGGTAACTGTAACAGATGCAACCGATGCGGCTAGCATGGTTCCGGTTACAATCGGTGAAATCATTGAACCGCTAGAAAAAGGCTTGGTCATTGATAAGCTCGGTATCAAGATGCAAAGCGGACTCGTGGGCGACCTTGTTTTCCCTACGTTGGCGGCTGTTGAAGCAACAATTCAGGGTGAAAATGTTGCGGTTACCGATACCGAATTGAATATTGATAAAATCAAGGCTTCTCCCAAGCGTGTATCTATTTCCATCCCGGTATCAAAACGCGCTATCAATCAAACGAATTATTCTTTGCAGGATGTTGTTTTGAAACAAATTTCGCTCGGTGTAGCACGTGCGTTGAACAAATGGATGTTTTCTGGTACTGCACTTTCCGGTGCAAGTAATGGCGTTTTTGTTAAAACAAAACCAAGTGTTGAATATACAAACGCGTTGACATTTGCGGATATTGTTTCGCTTGAATCTACCGTAATGGATGCGGGTGTAGATGTAACCGACGGTACGGCTGCTTATGTTTGTACTCCAAAGGTGTATGGCGCTTTGAAATCCACTCCCAAAGCGGCGGGGGCTGCTGAAATGATTTGCCAAAACGGTATGGTGAACGGCTATCCAGTCCTAGTTACCAACTACATGGATGCCGATTCCATCGGATTCGGAGTGTTCTCTAATGCTGCTATCGGTCAGTTCGGTGATATGGACTTAGTGATAGACCCTTACACCGGAGCAAAAAGTAATATCGTAAACTTTGTGTTGAATACTGATTATGATATTGTTGTAGCTCGCCCGGAAGCCTTTGCCATCGCAAAGAAGAAAGCTTCTGCTTAATCCTATAACCTATCATTCACTAAAGGGCTGGGGCTTCGGCTCTAGCCCTTTCTAATTTATACAATATGGCACAATACGTAACACTCGAAGAACTCAAACAGCATTTAAACGTTGACTTCGACACGGACGACGCATATATAACCGGGCTTATCGAACCCGTTCAACTTCTTATCGAATCGTATCTAAATAATCCGCTAGAGACGTATGTAAAGGACGCGAATATAGACCGTCGTATCTGGCACGCGATCCGCATACTCGTAGCGAACTACTACGCGAATCGCGAATCGGTGGCATTTGCTACTCCGCAAGTGATTCCGGGACACGTAGAACTATTACTTCAACCCTTAAAACGATATACATAATGCAGGCGGGACTATTGACAGACATTATAAGTTTTCTACATCCCCAGACGATTCGCGATGCTTTGGGCGGTACGTCTGAGAGATGGATGGAAGCTTTCAAGAAGCGTGCGTGTGTCCGGTATAAATCCGGTACGCGCAAAGAGATAAACGGCGAGGTGCTCAACACTCACACCGTCACGATCATGGTACGTTACAGCAGAGATATAAGCGAAAAAATGCGCATTGTCTACGAGGGACGTAAATACAAAATAGCCTTCATCCATCCGGATAGAAAGGCACAGTCTATAACCATCGAAGCAGAATTAATCAATGAGTAATATTGTACAAACATCCTACCGGGTTGAGGTTGACGCCTCTAAGGTTAATGCGTTATTGGCCGCACTGAATGACAAGGAGGCAAAGAAGGCTATTAAATCCGGACTCCGTAAATCAGCAAGTATCATTCGAAAGCAAGCGCAAAAAAATTGGGTTGCATCTGTTCCGGGTGGGGCTGGATTGAAAAAAGAAATAAATATTGCAGTTTACCGCAATGCGTCCGGCGCACGGGTTGACTTACTCGACAAACGGCGGAAAGGTTCAAAACAGTTTGTTTTGAAATTCTTCGAAAGCGGTACGGAACAACGAGCTACCAATAGAGGAGCAAACAGAGGTATTATAGAGGCTACTCACTTTTTTAAAAGCGCAGTAGACTCTAAAAAAAGTGAGGCTGAGAACTCACTGGAAAGAAACATTTTGGATTCAATACAAAAAGTAATAGATAAAAAGAAATGAGCTTATCAATCAGCAAACATACATTCTCAAAACTCAGTGAGTCGGAAAGTTTAACGCAACTTGTCGGAGACAGGATTTATCCTATTTCTACTAAAAACGCTACTTCTTTCCCGTTCGTTTTGTATAAGCGTAGTTCACTTACTCCGGCTTATACAAAGGATAGATATGCCAGCGGGGATAGTGTCACTATTGAGGTTATTGCCGCCAGCGATAACTATTCAAATTCAGTCGAGGTTATTGAGGCGGCACGCAAAGCGCTTGAAGGGAAGCGGGGTAAATACGACGATTTCAAAGTAACGGGTGCTAAACTTATCGCCGCCGATGAAGATTTCATTGAAGAAACTTTCATCCAGCGACTTACATTTGAAATTGAGACGGATTCAGTAGAGTAACTAACATTTAAATATTGAAAACAATGAAAGCAAATGCAGTATTAGGAAAAGATTTCATGCTATTTGTCGGCGGAAAGGCGCTGGCGTTGGCTACATCCTGTAAATTATCAATCTCGGCCGAAACGATTGACACACAAAGTAAAGATTCCGGCATTTGGACGGAAAAAGACATAAAAAAATTGTCTTGGAACGGTTCAAGTGAAAACCTATTCAGTGCAGACGATAAAGTAAACGGATATGATGTTCTTTTGGACTTAATGTTAAAACGCAAGCCTATCGAAGCAAAATTCGGTATTCCGGCAAACGCAGATTCAGATGAAGTTCCCTCTTCCGGTTGGACTCTTCCGGGCGCATCTTACTCCGGTAATGTCTTAATTACAAATCTAGAATTAAATGCACCTGATGGTGATAAAGCAACTTTCTCCGCCACATTCGAAGGCACAGGAAAACTTAGCCCCAGAGTGTCCGGAGATGGAGGTATAGTGGATGATCCGACCGCGTAAACGATGGAAAGGGCGGGAATCCCGCCTTTTCTTTTTCTAACTCAAAAAACTTATCATAATGAAAACGATCACTATCAAAAAACAGAAGTACATTTTAAAGTATACATTGCGCGCCTTCTTTATCTTCGAAAATCTCACAGGTAGGCAGTTTGCGTTCGGCCGGATGTTGGACGAATATCTACTGTTTTACTCTATTCTTCTGGCAAATAACAAAGATACATTCTTAATGCCTTTTGATGAATTTATAGAGGCGTGTGAGTCTGATCCGGTTCTGTTTCTCTCTTTCAAAGAGTTCTTCGTAAAAGAGATTGAATTACTTGAACAGGCAGCAGATAGCACAAAAAAAAAGACGACTCCGAAGAAGCGTGCAGTATCCGGGAACTCTACGCCCGCGTTGTAGGTGAGGGCGGTATTGCACCTGATTATTTCCTCGACCGGATGACGCTCACAGAAGTTCGCTACTTCTTAGAGGGGTTAGGCAGGCGTAACCGGGAAAGCTGGGAGCAGACCCGGATCATTGCATATGTCATCGCTCAGGCGAATAGCACAAAACAACTAAAGCAATCGGATATACTTCGTTTCCCATGGGATGAAGCGAAGGAAGACGAAAAGAAACGCACATCCGTTACGGATGAAGAAGTGAAACGATTGCGGGCAAAAGCAAAACTAATCGAAAAAGAAATGAATCATGTCTGATATAATAACACGACTATTACTTAAAACGAATGACTTTGACGCAAACCTAAATCGGGCAAAAGGTTCGGTTAACAGCTTTCAAGGCGGTATTTCCAGTATGGCAAAAACTGCCGGGGCTGGTATAATGAAGTTTGCCGGGACAATTGGCGTTGCTGTAAGCGCTTACGAAGGTTTTAATAAAGTGGTGAATTCATCTCAAACCACGGGCGACGCATGGGTAAAAACGCAAGATCAAATGAAAGCGAGTGTAGATAGTTTCTTTGCATCTATTGCGATGGGTAATTTCGGTGGCTTTTTATCCAATTTACAAAATGTAATTGATAAAGCTGGCGAGTTATCTGTTGCTTTAGATAACTTAGAAACAAAAACGTTATTCAATAATAGCGAAGTTAACGATCTTAATACCAAATATCAGATCGAACTAAACAAGGCTAAAGCACGCAACATTTCAGATAAAGAAAGAAATGAGCATTTGGAGAAGGCAAAAGGGTATCTTCTTGAAATGAGTAAATTACACGATTCACTATCTAAGGCTAATATTGCCACGTCGTATATCACTTTGCAGGCTGATCTATCAAAACAAGGATTTAATAAGAATGTATCAAAAGATGTATGGGAGTACCTTTTAAAAGATAGCAACCGACCTGATATAGACCAAAGAGCCGCCAGATATAACAATACGATAAAGAACTATGAAAATCAACTTGCACACACATATAATCCAGAAACCGGAGAATGGCTGACACAAACAGAAGCAGATAAAATCAAAAAGAAATTATCCGAATATAAATCAAGTAAATCCGGCAATTTTGATCGTCTTGCAAGTGTTTTCGTTGAACTTGCAGACGATGAAAAAAGCGCGATTGCGAGTGCTCTAAAAATGCGTGCTACTGCAAACGCATTGTCGGTTTCAATGTCCCAAAAAGAGTTGGAAATAGCTAATACAGATGCAAAAATAAATGGGGCTTATAATACAAATAAAGACAAAAAGCCCGAAATAATTCCCTCTGGTTCACTTTCAGAACTTGAAAAACAGTTAGCTGATCTGAGAAAAAAATACCAAGATGCAGTAACAGATGAAGTTCGATCCTCTGTATTAAAAACGATCAAAGAGTTAGAGCAGAAGAAAGTTATCATAAATATGACAGCGCGATATGTTGAGGAAGAGTCACCTTTGAATATGGCCAGCCTTCCCATAAAAGGGATAGATACCAAAAACATGAAACTGCCTAAATTTGAATCTCCTATAAAAAAAGAGGATATTGATTTGAACCAGCAATACGCAGACTCTTTAGGATCGATAGGATTTGTAATGGGTAATTTATCCGGCATTACCAATAATAGTACTACATCGTGGATAAATTGGGGTGCTGGGGTATTTCAAAGTATAGCACAAGCAATACCAAGCATTGTTAGCCTCACTACAGCCTTAACAGCAAAAGCCGCCGCCGAAGCGGCTGGTTCCGCTGCATCTATTCCAGTAGTTGGATGGGTTGCCGCTGGGGCTGCTGCCCTCTCTGTTGTTGCTACAATGGCAAGTATCCCCAAATTTGCAAACGGCGGTATAGTACCTGGCATTTCGTTTGCGGGTGATAAAGTTCCGGCGATGCTAAACAGTGGCGAAATGATCTTGAACGGCTCACAACAAGCGAATCTGTTTAAAATGCTCAACTCAAAGTTATATGGTGGACTTGATGTTAGCCGCCCCAATATTTCCCCCATACCCGGACACTTGGCCGGATTGATTTCACCGTCCCCTAATACCCAAAAAGTTGAAGTATCAGGAAACTTCAAAGTAAGAGGACAGGATTTAGAGTTAGTTCTCGACAATCGAAGTCGAATCAAAAATAAAATCAGATAATATGTCAAATTACGGAACAATATACACTTTGCCTTTCAAATCAAGCCGAAATAAAAGTTATATCGTAGAAATTCAGAAAGAAGGCTATACGGGGCGAGTTGCTGAGTTAACAGGGAGCGGTGACGCTCCTTTCTCTATTGAGATTGCGGATGATAACTTTCTTTATGTTCCTATTCGATTTTCTACGGCTACTATCAGGGTGGTAGGAAATGACTACTTGCAAAGCCTATACTCGACCGGATATCAGCAGTACCGCGTTAACTTCAAACAGGGTGATACGATTGTTTGGACTGGCTTTATTACTCCGGAATTGTATACGCAAGATTATACCGCAACACTGTTCGATCTGGAAATACAGTGTGTATCTGCCATGAATACACTTGAATACGCAGATTATAAACAAAAGAGCGCAGGAAGCAAAGAGTTCGTTAGCTTGTGGGAGTTATTGACCCGTTGCGTCTTAGAGTCTCGCGGCTCCTATTCGGCCGTATACATACCACATGTTTATGCTAAAAGCCCGGCGGATTATGATGCAAACGCAAATGTCTTGCAAAGTATGACAATTAGCGAACAGAATTTTTTCGACGAAGACGATAAACCAATGAACTTGAAAGAGGTGATTGAAGAACTATGCAAGTTCCTTAACTGGACTTGTGTTGACTATAAAGGCGCATTATATTTTGTAGATGTAGACCATCGCGGAAATTACTATAAATACACACCTGACTTTTCATCCTATACGTTTGAAGCCGGGAATGTTCTCAGCGTGCAGGACATTCATTTTAGCGGTTCGGAACACACCTTAGATATTTTAGGCGGTTATAACAAAGTAACAGTAAAAGACAGCAATTATCCGGTTGGGAATTTACTTCCGGAAGAGAATTACGAAGATGCAAAAGCTCTTTCGTCACGCTTAAATACAAATAAAGATAGAAAATGTTACCGTCAGTTTCTGTATCCGAAAAACTGGAACATGTATCTGTATGATGGCGATACGGTTATCACCAATGACGATTTAGAGTTACGTGCTTATGATGCGCATAAACTTATAGGAGGAATACAGGAAAGGTACTGCAATTATAAAATAGTGGATGGTAAGCCGGATATTTCAGACTATTCGTTTACAAATGTTATACAAGCTAGGTGTTTGGGTGCTGTCGGTGACTTATCAATGATAGGTGGGCTGGAACTCTTAACAAAGATAATGGATTTTAAAGGTGCGTCCTCAGTGTACGAATCAGGGGCCTTTGCTGTATCTGGAAGCTATAAGACGATAGCGGATATGGATTTGATTCCTTGGGACAATAGCCGGGGCACGTACATGCCGTTGGCTGCTTGCCAATTACGGATCGGTAATAAATATTATGGTAGTACTAACGGATTGGCCCCATTCGCATGGTCTGCAAATCCCAATTATTTTTTTAGACTTCCCGCCTCCGAAGAGAATAACAAAGCCCGATTAGATTATGTATCCATTGAGAACCAAAAAACAATATATATGCCATATAAAGGTATTTCAGGCGTAATAATCCCTATTGATACCCTATTATATGGCGAGCTTGAATTTACTCTTTACGCATCT